TTGCAAGTAATGGAGTAGATACACCTCAATATTATTTAATGGGTACATCAACTAATTTTGCAAACCTATCAACAATTGCAACAGATGGAACACCACCTACATTTAGAACATCAGGAGTTATAAGAGATTTTTTAGTTACAGGTAATCAAGCAACAGCACAAAATAGAGTTCAATGGTCTGGTATTAATGATATTGGAACATGGACAGCAGGATCAAAACTTGCAGACTCACAAGATTTACCTGGTTCAGGTGGTGAGATTGTTGCAATTACATCAGGTGAGTTTGGTTATATATTCAGGCAAAATCAAATTGTTCGTATGGATTTTGTTGGAGGATCAACCACATTTAGATTTTCAGTGGTGTCTCCAAACAGGGGTGCAGTCTATGGTAAAACAGTTTGCCAAGATAACAGAAGAGTTTTCTTTTATGCAGATGATGGTTTTTTTGAAATTAATGGTGATACCATTAAAGCCATTGGTGCAGAAAAAGTTAATCGTTTTTTTGATTTAGATTTAAACAAAGCATTTAGTGATCGTATTTGTTCAGCAGTTGATCCATTTAATCAATTAGCTTTATGGTTATATCCTTCTGCATCAAACACATCTAATACAACAGGTGTTTGTGATAGATTAATTATATATAATTATGCAACGGAAAAATGGTCATTAGCAGAATCTAATGCTTCATTTATATTTTCACAATTCGTTGGTGCTTATACTGTAGAATTGATGGACATTATTTCACAAAATTTAGAGAATATTAATATAGCACTAGATACTGATTTTTGGTCTGGAGGACAATTATTATTAGGTGCAATTGATTCTGATTTTAAAGCTGCTATTTATTCCGGTACAGCAAATGAGATAGAAATTGAAACTTCAGAAGTTGAACTTTATCCTGGTTTTCGTTCTGTAATAGAAGGGGTCAGACCTATCGTAGATGCAGCAGCTACAGTATCTATAAAAACAAGAGAAAGATTAGCTGACAATCCAACAGCAACTGATTATTCTAGTATGCAGACCGATGGCTTAAATCCTTTGAGAACATCTGGCAGGTATATTAGAGCAAATGTAAAAGTAGCGTCAGGTACAACATTCACAAATGCTCAAGGTGTAGATTTTATTAGTTCACAAGGAAGTCAAAGATAATGGCAGATATTATTGATAAAGACATAGATAATGTTAGGTATTCATTTGAGACACAAGAATTTTTTCAAAGACAACTTGAAGAATCTGTGAATAGCCTTATAAATAAAAACAATGTGGAAACCGATAAGGTGTTTTCATGGTTTATTAGTTAGGAGACAAAATGGCAGGTATAAAAGATTATTCAACAACAGCAGGTAATAATACTTCAATAGGTGGTGTTAGTGTTGCAGAGGGAATGTTGCCTTCAAATATTAATAACGCATTTAGAGCAATCACTGCTGATATAAGAGAATTTTATAACGATGCACAATATGTAATTTATGGAGATGGGGATGCAGCATTTACTATTGCTTATGCAAGTGCAGGTTCTTTCACTGTTTCTGGTGCAGATGTAACTACCTTTTATCATGCTGGTCGTAGAATCAAAGCAGTTGGATCATCTACTGGCACAATATTTGGAACAATAACAAGTTCATCTTTTTCAACAAATACTACAGTCAATGTAACTTTTGATAGTGGATCTTTACAAAATGAAACTTTAACTATTTTTCTTGCTATACTTACTAAGACAGGAAATTCTATTCCAGCAGATGTTATAGATGGAACAAAAATTGCAGATGACAGCATTAATTCAGAACACTATGTAGATGGAAGTATTGATACAGCTCATATTGCTGATTTACAAGTTAGCACTGCAAAAATTGCAGCAGATGCTATTACAGGAGCAAAGATTGCAGACGATGCAATTAATAGTGAACATTATACTGATGCATCTATTGATACTGCACATATAGCTGATAGCCAAGTTACTTTAGCTAAACTTGCAAGTGATTCTGTAAACTCAGCTAAAATTGTAAATGATTCTATTGTTAATGCAGATATTAATTCTAGTGCTGCTATAGACGCTACAAAAATACATGATGGTACAATATCTAATACAGAGTTTGGTTATTTAAATGGAGTATCAAGTGCAATTCAAACTCAACTAGATGCTAAACAAGCATCAGATGCTGATCTTACAGCATTAGCTGGATTAACAAGTGCTGCAGATAAAGGTATTCAATTTACAGGTTCAGGTTCAGCAGCTACCTATGATTTAACTACTGCTGGTAAAGCATTATTAGATGATGCAGATGCAGCAGCTCAAAGATCAACTTTAGGATTAGGAACAATATCAACTCAAGCTGCAAACAGTGTATCTATATCAGGAGGAAGTATAACAGGTCTTGGAGATCCATCTTCTTCTGCTGATGCCGCTAATAAAAATTATGTAGATCAACTTATTGCAGGACTTAGAACTAGAATAGTTTGTGAAGTTGCAACAACTGCAAATGTAGATTTAAGTGCTGATCTTCAAAATGGAGATACTATTGATGGTGTAACTCTTGCAACTGGAGACAGAGTATTAGTTAAAGATCAATCTACTGGATCACAAAATGGTATTTACACAGCAGTTTCAAGCGGTACTGCAAGTAGAGATACTGAATTTAATACAATAACAGAATTATCTGGTCAAATGGTTGTTATCAATCAAGGATCAGCAAATGACAATAAAATATTTTTATGTACTACAAATAATACAGCTTCTTTAGGATCTGACACAATTACATTTACACAAGTTACTCCATCTAATACTGGAACTGTAACAAGTGTTGGAGTAGCAGATTCAGGTGCTGGAGAGTTTACAGTAGGAAGTACACCAGTAACTTCTTCAGGAACAATTACACTTGCAATAAATTCTATTGCAGATTCAAAATTAGCTACTATCAGTACAGCAAATAAAGTATCAGCAACAGCTTTAAACATTGATGGAGCTGATGATATTGGTGCAGATTTAACAACATCTGATTTAATAATTGTAGATGATGGAGCAGGTGGTACTAATAGAAAAGCAGCGTTATCAAGAGTAGTAACTTTAATGTCAGCACAAGGATTTTCAACAGATGATCCAACAGCTCTTGCAATAGCGTTAGGATAATATAAGGAGAAAAAATGGCAAATACATTTAAAGCAATCAACTTCGCAGCAGAGCCTAATTCTGCAGGAACACCATATGTGATGTACACAGCAGCAGGAAGTACAACGACTGTTGTTTTGGGTTTAATACTTTCTAATATTCATACAGCTTCTGTAACAGCAGAAGTGGAATTGGTTAGTACCACAGGAAACAGAGGTGGAGCAAACAATGTTTCAAATGGTACTTCATTCTTAGTTAAGGATGTTCAGATACCTGTAGGAAGTTCATTAGAGATTTTATCTGGTTCTAAAGTAATTTTAGAAGCTGGAGACAAAATTCAAATTGATTGTTCAGTTGCTGATAAAGTATCAGGCACACTGTCAGTCATGGAAATAACATAGGAAATTAAATGGCTTATATAGGTTCAAGACCTGCTGATAAAGCATTAGTTACCTCAGATATAGCTGATGGAATTGTTACTTTTGCTAAAACAACTGGATTTGGTAAAATTGGACAAGTTTTGCAAACAGCAAAGACAGATACATTTACCTCTACATCTACTTCATTTGCAGATATAACAGGATTAAGTGTAGCTATCACACCAACTGCAACTTCAAGTAAAGTTTTAGTTTTTGCACATATAGTTGGGTGTGGTGAAGTTGGAACAAATCATGGTATATTTAGAATTGTAAGAGATAGCACTGCAATTTATGCAGGTGATAGTGCTGGAAGTAGATCATCTGGATTTCATTCTGGTATTGTTTCTGATACAAATAGTGTTGAAGCTGGTACAGGAATATTTTTAGATTCACCTTCTACAACTTCAGCAACTACTTATAAAATTCAAGGTATTACTGAAGGTTCTACTTTTTTTGTAAACAGAAGTCCAAATGATGGAGATTCAAAAGGTAGAGGAAGATTAGCATCATCAATAACAGTTATAGAGGTATTAGTATAATGCTACATTTAGCAATTAAAAAAATTAACCCTGATGCAGAGTTTACAATTAATGGAGATGACATTGATCAAATTACATGGATGAATGGAACAACACCAATTTCAAAAGAAGATATTGAGGCAATGCTTCCAACTGTAGAAGCAGAAGAAGCACAAAAAATATTAGACAAAGAAACAGCAAATGAATCAGCAGTAAATAAACTTAAAG